ACCAAGCTGTTCAGGACTCAAAGCACGAGTAGGTACGTTGATCGAGATTCCACCAAGCAGAGGGATAGGAATCTGATACGCACGCAGCATGTTGCCGTAGACGTTGGCACTGACCTTATGGATCCGCATCAGAGCCTTCAGGTTGTCAGCCAGACGTGCAAAGGAAGGGACAGCATCAACATTGTTATCGATCATCTGCATGATCGGACCAGCCGACTCATACATCTGATTGGCGAGCTCCTGCATCAGACCGCGCACCTGGACAATGCCTGCACGGGAAAGCAAGGTGTCACCAGCAACGTCTTGAGTCAGAAGCTGGGTGAGGTCAACGTTGAAGTTCTCATCGAGAGCATCCTGCATGCCACGCCAAGCATCCATGACGATCTCCTCCTCGGTGCGACGGGAGATCTCAGACAGCTCAGCCAGATCAATGGGATTCTGCTGAACCATGCGACGCAGCAGGTTACCAGCACCATCAGAGGTAGCAGCAGCAATCTGACTAATCTGAGCCTGAGTGACAGTACGACGCGAGAGGCGACGACCATTGACCAGACTTTGAGTAGCCAACTGATCAGCAAGAGCCTCAGTAGGTGTAACAAGCCTCGGTTCTACAGGGACACCGTAGGTGGAAGCAAGGTGTTGACCTTGGGTATGACGGAGGTTGTCTGAACCAAAAGTCGGAGACTGACGACCATCTGAAGTACGGGTAACATGCGGTTGATCAAACAGAACACCAAGGCCGTTAGCTTCTGTCGCATCCTCAATGAGGCGTACAGGACGCGCATAAGGAGCGCCTTCCCTAAAACCAATTTCAAGAGCAGTATCACTTCTGCTAAAGATCCCTGCACTACGAGCAAAGAAAGAATCAATACCTTCTTGAGTAAAATCAGTGAGCTCTATACCATCAATAGCCACTGCATAACCTTGATTGACAAAGCTGCCAGTGAATGGGTCAAAGTAATTGGTAGTAGTGTTAGGAGATCCAAAAGCCGAGTCAATAGGATCTAGGCTTCTGAGGATCCCGGAAAGATCTACCTGGCCAAGTTGACTAATGTCACGAGTGCCTGGAGTGAATAGCTCCGGCACAACAGCAGCTGCATCATCCCAGGTAACAGGAACACCCATGCTAGAACTCCGCATCAGGCGTGCAATACCAGCACTTCTTGCTGCTGAATGATTATTGCTTATCGCAAGGAAGTCACGAGCCAGCCTAAATGGATTACGCTGGGCCATGACCTGCTGATAAATATCAGAAGTATTTGCAAACTCGTCAAATGTACGCGAATTGGTAAGCTCTACACGGAGAGGCTCTAAAAACTTACCGCTCCCAGTTGGACTGTGACGTACAACAGCGAATTGCTGCATATAACCCCTGGCATCTTCAATACCATGAGAAAAACCGGCTCTACGATAAAGTGTTTCTCTACGACGGAATTCAGGGTCAGCCAACCTACGACGTTCTTGAGCAGCACTCTCACCTCGTCCGTATTGGTTACGAGCGGGGGTGTTAAATAGTACTGTTCCGGGCTCGATCTCATCACGAGCTACACGGTTAAACCAAGTGACCACTCGTGTGCCATACAGCTCCAGTCCCCGTTCGCCTGTAACACCGAACTCAACATCGATAGCAGGGATTTGAGAAAGGCTATCACCTTGATTTAATCCACGTCGTTCTTGCGTAAATAGGAATTTGACCTTTGTTCCATTAGGAAGCTGGTGAATTCTTACGGCACGACCTTCACGCGCTATTTGAGCATCGACTCCCAATTCAAAGAACGGGGTGCCTCGCGGCTGACGGTCATACCAAATGAGTTGCTGTTCTGGTGGAAGACGACGGACCTCAGCAATGTTTTCAATAGCTCCAAGATCAAGATCACTAAGAGAAGCTGCTGTTGCGCGTTGATAATTTAGAGCCTCGCTGTATGTATCGAAGGACCCACCAAAATCAAAATCAGCATTGGGGTCAAAAACATAGTGCCGGATACGTGCGCCGTATGTCGATAGATCTGCTTGATCTGCATAAGCCTGTAAACCACGAGCCGTGACATAGTTGTAATCCTGTGGGGAGGTAGCAACTACTCGATAACCTAACTCAGATAGCGCATCATCAAGATTCTGACCAGGACGCTCGGCAATGATGCTGAATTGGGTGACACCCTCTTCAGACATACGCCTAGCAAAGGCTTTCCACTCACCCACAGCAGCTGTTTCAATTCCGGTGATGCCATGCATTTCTCCATTGACATCAAGGATCCCAGCAATATTGTCAGTCATCACTGGACGACCAGTTGACAGAACCTCTGAAGGGACTTCCAAGGTTCTCCACGCACCCTGCGGATTAGCCTCGTTAGCAAGTTGAAGAGAATCCAAATAGGCAGTACTATCAAGTCTTACTGTCTGAGCATTAGGAATAGTGTCCCTAAGACTCTGCAGCGTCTCATTAACAGCTGCAGCATCAGCTTGCTCAGGAGTAGCCTTAGCTGCGATTGCAGCCTCACGAGCTACTCGACCTTTAAAGAACGGTTCAAGGACATCTGCAGCCATGCTCAGGGGCAGACCCACTAGGCCAGCCTCTACAAGACCTTTTGCAGCAAGGGTGACACCAGAATCGTTAGGGTCTACAGCAAGGGGCGTAGCCCATTGGGGAAACCCTGCATCACGCAATGTATTGGAGAGACCACCCTCACCACGAAGTGCAATAGCAAGCTCAGCAGGGGAGGAGCGGAGAGCCTGATAGGCACCAGACTTAACCAGGAGGCCTGTCTTAGCAAGGGTGCCTGGGGTGCTCTTGACCAGAGAAGGGATGCCCTTCAAAGATCCAAAGCCACCAGTTCCAGCCGCTAGAGCGGCAAACTCCAGGAGATCCTGAGCGATCTTGCCAGCCGTACTTTGTGCCCCAACCTCATTACGGCCAAGATCCCAACGTGCCCACTCGTATTTGTTCGAGAAGACGTTCTCCTTCTCAGGAATACCAGCAAGATGGGCAAAGGGGTTGATAGCTCGACCCACATCAGCGGCAAACTCAAGCGTATTGAGAGTGCTCTCAGCAGCTCCAGTGGCGGCACCGGCAATGGTCCGACCAGTCTCTACAACAGGAGCCAAGACTGCCTTGGCAGGTCCTGGAAGGTCGTTGATCGTCTTCTGTTGACCAAGCTGACGAGCCATGTCTTGATCACGCTTGGCACGATCTCTGGCTACTTGATCAGGAGTTCTCTTGTTACCTTGGAACAAGTTATCAATGGTATCCTCAAGAGGAATGCCAATGTTTTGTTCAACCCATTTGGCGCCAGTCTGGATCATGTCTTGACCGCCTTTGACCTGTTGACGGGGTTGGACAGGTGACGGCTGCGGCTTTAGAACCTTCGACTGTTGTGGCTGCTGTGCTGCAACCAGCTCTTCGTTATCCTTAATTAACGCACTCTCAAGATCAGCACCAGCAGGTCCAGATGGTTCTTGAGGTTTATTGGCGTCAAATAATTGATCAATGTAATCGGGCATTTCTCAGAAGAAAGATCCCGAAGTCGCAACCTCGGGGTGATTAAATACGTCCGTATTTGTCTAGACTTTTGGCATATGCATACCGGTTGCCTTCATGGCCATATCCCCAGTAGAGGTATGAGGCTCGCCTCAACTCTGACTCCGAAGAATTAGGATTCATAAAGATTCGATAGGCACCTTTATATGAAGACCGCATCTCACTGATCATGTAAGTGAGCTGCTCAATCTCGCTAATTTCTTTGATGTTTCGTCCGTAGTAACGTTCGAGGGCTTGAATGCGCCCTTGATTCCACGAGATCAGACCCCCATTGCGGCCAGATCCATCGTTCATGGGGCTGTACCACTCACGACGGCCAGTGAATCCACTCTCCTGTTGGATGTTGCCAGCTAGGTAAGCAGCAGACCTTTTCGGGAAGCCGAACGAACGGAGCAAACGCATGCCGTGGGTGGCATTAGGGATGTCACCATCAGCACTAGACATAAGGGACTGACCATCAGGAGTCGACCGAAGGGAAGACAAACTGGGCAGGCCATAGGCCTTAAGCTGTTGATCAACAAAGGCAGGCGTACTAACACCAAACTTCTTAGCGATCAAACGAGTGTTGTTAGAAGCATCTTTGCCGCCCAACACCTGACGCACATCACTACGGAGGCTGTCATAGGTGATGAAGCGATCACGGCCAAGGGATACTTGGCTACGTGGGATTGAGATCTTAGGCCCAAATAGCTTTTCAGCAGGCAGCGAAGAGAAGTCATAATAAGTTCCCCTGTTGGCCTTGATCAGATTCCTGGTAGGAGTCAGATCACCGCTAAACCCCCATCCCTTCTCAGGATCATTCTTAAGCTGATAATGAGGCTGCTTGATCAGAACTGCAGCCTTCTGCTCGACAAGCTTTGACAGAGCTGCATTGTCATTAGCTAGGTTAGAATTAACACCAACCTCCATCATCACGGACTGCTTAAGCTCGTCCATGAAAAGCTGATGACGTGAGATAAGTTGCAGCTTGACTTCTTGGGTAAGGCCAGTAGCTGGAGCATTCCCCTGCATAGCTGCCTTGTAACCGGCACTCAGGGTCTTGAGAAACTTATCAACATCTTTATCCGCCTTACCAGCTGGACCGCGAGTGGAATAACGCTTGTATTCATCACCAGATATGATGCCCTGACGCTGCATAGCATCAAGTTGATCCTGGTCGATAGGACGACCATTGGCACGCATCTCTTCGAGCTCAAGAGCTTTGGTGGGGTCGTAGTTGAAGCCCTTCTCAAGCAGTGACTGAGCAGTCTTCAAAGCATCTTCCGAGCCATTAGCGTAAAGAGCCTCAATTGTCTGACGACGGGCTCCAGGCTTGGTTGGATCTTCCATATAGCGGCGCATAATTGTACCGACCTCGACACGATCTTCTGCCTCACCAAGGTTGAAATCCTGTACTGCTTGCTGGCGAAGTTGACGACGATACTTATCGAACATGTCGTCATATTCTTTACCAAGACGAGTACCTTTATTACCAGGGACTTTCTCGACGATAGCAAGCTCTTCAAGGAACTTGGAATTCTTCTGGTCAACGGCTTCCTGCAATAGATTCTCTAGAGCAGCCCTGTTACCACCTCTAGGATTATCGTTATATCCTACATTGCCTAGAAGATAGCGTGTAGAGGTACGGTTCCAGGCCTCCTGAGCAGTAACACCATCAGCCGTACCATGAGCATCAACAACGGTCGAGACATAAGCCTTAGCATCAGCAAGGTTTTCGTCCTTCTCAATTTTAATGCTTTGGGATACTTGCTGAAGCAGAAAGTTCTGCCCAGTCCCTGCCATTGAGCGTGCTAGTTGAACCTTATCTGCATGAGAAGCCTCATTCATTCCCGTCATTCGGAAGAACAGGCGGTTGGCTTCTATGAGGTAGGCTTGTGTTTCAGCAGTAGTTTTTGGCAGCTTGTCTGCAGGAGTTGCATTCCTGAATTCAGCTAGGAAAGCCGGGTAAGCACCAATGGCAGCAAAGGTGTTGTTTTCCGCTCCTTTCAAAGAATTATAGACGGTTGTCTGCTGCAATGCATGAGCAACACCCTGACCTTCAAGGGTCCCCTCTTGCTTTAGCTCTGTTGCAACCTCTGATGCAGCTTTAGAATCAGCCTTAATAGCAACCTGCTTTTCAGTTTCAATCTGCTGCTGTTCAGGTGTAAGCTTGATATTAGGATCAATACCAAAGCCAACACTTGCCATCAGCTGCTGATCGGCCCTGTAGCTGTTAGCCTGCTCATTAATGGTTGCATAGGTTTTAGAGGCTAAATTAGAAAGACCTAGCAGAGAATTAAAAGTCTGCGTAGTGCTTGTGGACTGAGTACTCGAAAGGGACAAGCTGCGAGCTCCTTTGTTACCCTCAGCCTGAAGGAACATCTGATCTAGCTCATACTGACGCAGAGCGCCACGAGCAAGCATCTGGATGTCGTTGAGCTTCTGTTGAGTACGCTGTTGGATCTGATTAGACGGATCGTAAGAAGCTACAGGGTTAAACTCCCTAGACCTAGCGTGACTCTCAAAGAGATCTCCGTAGTCCTGGGTTTCATAGATTCTTGCCATTACGCTGCAGCCCAGTTGTAGGACGGAATGCCAAGGCCAAGATTCTGACCAAAACCGCTGGCAGACGGAGCAAATTGTGGTGCTTGCACAGGGGCAATCACACGTGAAAGGGCCTGGTTGTTAGCCGATTCGCTTTGACTCTGAGCAGACGACATACCAATAGTCATTGCATCAGATGCGCTACGCAGGCTTGCAGACTGCTCGGCCATAGCACGACCAGCTTGACGGCCAGGATCCATCGCCAGAAGGCCAACGGACTGACCAACAGCACCAGTGCTGAGCACTTTGCCCATGGCTCCAATCTGCTTGGCGTAAATATCCACTGATTTGAAGGCAGCTTTCTGCTTAGCTTCAAGCATTTTTTGCTGCTCGGAGACATAAACCTTATTAGCTGCTTCGTTGTTGTTGTAGAGGTTGCGCTGATAAGCAAGCATTGAAGCCTGCTGTGCTTGGGTATCACCAATATGCTTTATAACCTGCTGCTGCCTATCGAAATAGGTTTGACGCTGCTGGTTTTTGTAGGCAAGATCCTGCTGTTGAGCAGAGACTTGAGCCTGATAATTGTTCATTGTGGCCTGGTAGGCCATCGACTGTTGCTGTTGATAGATGCCCGCAGCCGTACTAGCTGCAGAAACAACAGTCCCTACAATTGCAGCACCAAGAGAAGCAGCAGCACCAGTTCCAGAAGCAGCACCAGCTGCAATACCAATTGCTGCTAAGCACATAGTTTAACTATCTCCAAATAAGGGAGGAAATATGGTCTTGTGTTGACTACCCGAAGAGCCTTGAAACCAAGCATCCTGAGCAGTTTGTGGTGATAATGGTTCCTTGCGTCTGCAAGGTTCCACAGAAGCTTGTACTTTGATTCGTGCTCTGAGAGCCACCGACGAGCCTCTCTAACGAAGGTGTGGGGCTTGTTTGCTATGACAGGAGTGCATAACATCCAGATGAGCCCATAGTCGCCATTAGAGGGGTCTGGTGAAATGCCACCGACCCCTGCAATAGTCCCATCAGAATCGAAGAAGGCAACGCTCTCCCGACTGGTCTGAACGCAAGCAGGGAGGATTAAAGGTGAATGACCAAGGCCTTCAATCTCACGCCTGTCTTCTTCTCGTAGGTTTAAACCAACTTGCAATGCATCGGCAAAGGTGGCTTTGCGGTAAAAAGCATTCATTAACGAAGAGCAGCAATACCACGCTTGTTGTAATGACCCTGCCAGCCATAGCTGGTTAAAGCGGCAGGAACAGGATCATCTGCATAGACAGAGACCAATGCATCCTTGCCTTGGCAATAGATGGGGCATTGCTGAGTAAAGACCTCGGCGATGGGAACTGAGTTAGCCCCATAAAGGTCCGCACGAGCAACGTCAATATCAAAGGTAAAGTCGTCGTAGCCAGTCCTCTTAACGACAAGCTGGTAGCGACCAGAATAATAAAGATCTAGATAAAGAGTTTCGACAATAGGATTGTCAACACGATCTGCCCTGTTCTGCTGGGTCACATAGAAGGCTGGCAAATCAAGTCGGAGACGATACTCAAGTCCAATAGCAAAGCTGACAGCAGTAAGAGCTTTATCAATCAAGATATATTTGCCTGATGCATCAGTATTGATTGGTGCTCGTACAAAAGTTCCAGCCTCTACCCCGCTAGAAGCCATGAACACAGGCTGGTAGCCAGTGACAAAAGCACCTGTTGGGAAATAAACCTTATCCTGGGTAGTACCACTGACGATGGTGGCATCTGCCTTGTAGACAAGGTTATCCAGCCTAGGAACAAACTTTGAGAAAGCTGTTTGAACGGGCGCAGTGTCTGGGTCATCAATCAACTCCATGCTGGTTAGGCAGTGGTTGGTCCCGTCATACTGAACGAGGTAGTTGGTGTCGTTGTTGCAGCCAAACAGAACCACGTTCGCGGGGAACTGCCACTTACCCCAACCCGCAATCTGTCGCTCGTTCCCGTTATTGTAGAACTTAAAGTTATACACGTTCTTTGACCCATCTCCGAACAGCACCAAACTGTTGTTGGGGCTATTAGCTGACCAGGACAGACCAGGTGGGATGTACTCAGGGATGATCCTGGTATTCTCTGCCACCTGAGGACGGTTGTCGACAGAGTCAACAGCCATCTCAAACACCTTGGAATAGGTATCGGCTTCCGTTGCAAACATCACACTCACACCAGTGTTGATGGGGAGGGCGTTGCTGCGATAGTTGTAGTTAGCAATCTCTGTCAGCTTGACGGTGCTTGGTCCGAAAGCAACTTCAGTAGTGGAGATCAGGAACTGAGCATTCTCGGCAAACAACAGCAGACCCTTGGAGGTGCCAATGGCATGTCGAAGGATGGCAGGCTGAGTCGAGGCAGCAGTCAGGTCAATAGGATCAGCATCACTAACAGTCAATGCAGACTGGACAAAGAAGTTGAAGTAATCGCCAGGCTGACTCATGATCACAGCATCTTCGCTGAGGAACCCAAGTCGGTTCGCATAGAAGAACATGCTGGAGATAGAGTTACCAACAAAGCTAGGCTCCGGGTTGGTCTTTTCATCACCTACCTCACGTCCAGCCCAACCTCCAAAGGCACTGCTGGAATCAAGTGGTTGAAGTTCAAAATTACCGTTAGCCAGTCGTACCAATGCGTGAGGCATGGTCGAAGGGTTCAGGTTTGTGAAGATGTTGGGAGCAACAGTTTCCTCCCATGAACCCAAACCAGGAACACCTTCAACGTCAGGCGTAAACTTAACGTAGTAGTCGTCAGAGTCAGTGTTATCCGTGTTCTTTACCAGAACAGTAAAATCAGGAAAGCACTGCTCAGGCAGTAAAGCAAAATCATTAGCAGTATTTTTGATGCCGACCATGGCATTGTTCGTGATACCGCCACGAACAGAGAGGTTGAAGCGACGTGTATCGGTACGCTTAATCCTCAGAACATTGCCGACATAGGAAGCAGAATAACCAGTGATGGCGTTAATGGCATTCTGAAGGTTAGTCACAATGGTGGTGACTGTCAGAGTGCCAGAGGTGGCATCACTAGGTGTAGTGTAGGTTGCTGTGCCATCACTTGCGTAGGTGTAGACGAAGGTCTCTTCAGACACACGCACGGTAAAGGTCTTGCCAGCCTGGGTTACCTGAACCTCATCTCCAACACGCCAGCCAACACCACCGTTCTTCAGGATGACGCTAACGGTGTAGCGGGATCTGTAAGCATTGGCTGCTGTATCGAGGTAAGCAGCACATTGATTGACGATCCTGAATTGAAGGCCAGTCTTAGCGCCAGAGGTAACCGAATGGTCTTGGGCAGAGTTCTGCGTACAAACACCACCATCAGCAACCTCGTAGGAGCCTGGGGTGACTTCCAGCTTTGAAGCTGAATAGACCTTTACAGGAGAGCCTCCAGCGCCATCCTTGGACAGGTCAACGCTATAAGTAGTGTTGTAAGCAACGGAGTTGATGATCACCAAAGCCTCTTCCGGCTTGGCGGTAGTATCAACCTCGTTCATCGTGATCGCACGTTCCTTGTTTGCGATCAGGGTGTAGTCAGCCAGTGGGAGATAGGTAAGGCTATCTGGGTCAGTAAAAGACAGGTATGCATCAGCACCTGGCTTTAGCGTGACTGTCTTCTCTACTCCAGTGATTGCATCCCACACACGAACAACCAAACTGGGGTTGCGGTAGATGCAGACGATGTACTTCTCTGTGACATCGCGGAATACTGGGAACCACTTGGCTGTAGCTGGGATGTTAGAAGCCAGCTTGGCAATGAACTCAGTGGCAGGTCTTTTCTTACAACCAAACGTAGGATCAAGAAAAGCATTGACAGCTTCTCTTACTTGACCCGGAAGTTTGATGGGATCTGGTTGCTGACTTACGCCACCAAGCAAATTGGGGATTGATTGAGAAACTGCTGCCATTGTTAGATGTTTCTACGAGGACGAGTTACTACGTCATATGGGCGGAAGTGAATTACACTGGTATCACCAGCAACATCGCTAAAGATGTTGTAGTCAGCTTGACGAGTTTCATACTCAAGACAAGCAGCTCTGGCAATACTCTCTTCACGCTCCGAGTATTTGACAACTTCGGTGGAGCCAACAGCACGACCAGCAAACAGGTTGGCAGCTCGGATAGCTGCATATTGCTTAAAGACCTCAGGTAAATCAATGAAGTCGAAAGACCAAACTACGTCGAGATACAAAGTACCCGTAAAGGTATAAGTGTGATCTTTTTTGTCGTAGAGCTTGCCATTGCGGATGACAATGTCACGATCATCCCAGGGGACAAGGTCCAGAGCTAGAAGGTTGGAAGGGACTGTGATTTGCCCATTAACATCAGGGACAAACGGATAGTCTTGTTCTGTATTAAAATGCCACTGCTCTGTCTGCAAGGCATTGGTTACTTCATCCAGAATGCTTTCAGCAAGCGTAATTGCTGGATTATTGGAATCAATACTTGTAACAGGTGACTGACCGACGTTCGAGAGAATGATGTTAATAGCTGCTAACTTAGTAAGCTTTGCCATTTATTTCTAGGGAATGGTATGCCCCGAGGGACCCAAAGGTCCCAGGGGCCGTTATCAGGCCTTGGCTTGGATCGAGCCAGCCACGGAGGTACGCAGGGAAGCACAACCCATGGCGAGCTTGCCGACGATCAGGTCGCCCTGATACATCACGCCGAAGTCACCAGAGGTGGTTTCCACGCTAGGAGCCACAGCTTCCACGGTACCGGCAGCTTCACGATGGAAGACCAGGCCAGCACAGGTGGCGTTGGTGTGGGCATAGGTGTTGTTTTCGCCGGTCACGGCAGCGCCACCAGCCGCCATGAAAGGCAGGTTGTTGGACTTGTACAGGCGGATGCCGGCAATGCTGTAGAGGCCTTTGCCGCTGTTCATGTCGCCTTGGGTGTTGCCGATCTCACGGTTGAGGATGTTGGTATCCACCGAGGAGATCAGGCTGTAGTACTGACGGGGGCTAAGCACGGCCACACGACCTTCCTGAGGAGCGTTGCGCTCATCCAGGACGGCAGCGGCTTCGAAGAAGCCATCCACCAGGGCTTGGGCGTTGAACTGGTTGTTAGCACCAATCTTCACCTCAAAGCCACCAGACTCACCGGTCACGACAGCAGCTTCACGGGAAGCGTTGTCGAGCACACGAGCGATGCGCTGGTCATAGAATTTGGCCATGGCCTCACCGATCTGCTTCGAGATCTCGGCACGCTGGCTGTACTGAGACAGAACCTCATCGAGCGAGTACACGAACTGGCTGGACACCAGCAGGTCATCCATCACGATGGTCTTTTCGTTCGCCTTCAGAGCGGTATCCCCGAGGATGGGGGTGCCAGGGGTGTGATACCCAGCGCCAAGAGTACCGGTCAGCAGGAACTGCTTGCTCTTACCACCACGCAGGGTGTAGCTACGCACCAGACCTTTGAAGATCGAAGCAGCATTGAAAGCAGTGAACACCTCGCCGCTGAACAGAGTCAGAGCGGTGGCGTACTTGTTTGCAAAAGTATTAGATTGGTTACCGTTTACGGCATTAGGCCGAGTCAGGTTAGAAATGTTAGCCATTTGAAAGAACTAGGAGAAAGTGTGTTTGTTCGGTCAGCCGATCAAATCCTTTTCAGATGAAAGTTGTCCTCCGCAGAGGGCTCTCTCCTACTCTTAGATTGTATCTATAGACCTAGATCTTTCCTTGCAAGGATTGCCGTTTTAATGCCACGGACACGGGCAATAAGAGTGAGGTCCGACTATGAGGTGCCTCACTCCCCTTCCTTCCTGCCCAAGCGGCCTGGCTTAAACCAGGAGCGGGGACAATTCGCCGTTATAAAGCCACGGGCGCGGGCTCGGTATTAGCAGCCTTTCTTGCCGCCTTTACCGCCTTTCCCTTTCTTCATCAGAGCAGGTCCTTGCTGATGGACAGGCGCTCCTCCACATCAGCACGGAAGGCTGGGTCAGAGGAGTACAGGGGGTTAGCGATGTCCCGAGCAAGCTCGGCAGTACTGCGGTATGGCTTGATGCCTGTGTTCGAGGAAGCTCGACCACTAACCATCTGACCCTCAAAGCCCTCGGCTGCCTTGTAGCGATCCTTCAGAGCACTAACAGCAAAGCGGATAGAAGCAGCATTCCCGGAGTCGGTGATGCTATTAAAGGCATCCACCTCAGAGGCATCGAGGTTCTCAGCAGCCCACTGGACCATCTCCTGGTATCCCTCAGGACCACCGGCAATAGCCATGATTTCGTTGGCTTCGTTCTGAGCCAGCTGCTGAGCCTGCTGGTACTTGCCTGCGTTCTGGGTGTAGAAGGCCTCATACTCACGGATGAACTTCTCAGGGTCAGCCTTAAGCTGTTCTGCCAAGCTCTTCACAGTGTTGTCACTGAGACCCTTACCCTGAGCATACTCATCAGCAGCTTTGGTGAGGACTTGATACTCTTGCTCAGAGGCCTCTTCCTGCCCCTCTGAGGGGGCTTCGGAGTCGCTCTCCTGGTCTCCTTGGCCAAGCTTCTTTTGAAGCTCTTCATAGGCCTTTAGGAGGTCCTCCTGTGACTTGAACTTACCGCCAATCAAGTCAGCGGATTGGTTCTCCGAATCAGCTTGGTCATACAGACGAGCACGATCCTCGTCTTGCATCTGTTGAATCTTCTCACCTTGAGCAAGTGCTTCCGCTTCAGCAGCCTGCTGTTGAGCGGTCGGTGCATCAGGTTGGGTGTCGAAAGTTACGGTGGCCATCAGTAGGTGTCAGTGGTTACGTTCCCAAAAGTGGGTCGGATCTTTGGTTTGCGGCTGTAGCTACCAGCATCCCCAGAAGGACGCACGGTTGGTTTGATGGAATAGTCGATCTCCTTATCCATAGAAGCTTCGACTTCAGTGGGAACCCAGGCTTCACCTGTTTCGTTTCCACCTTTGTACTTACCATCAAGCTCCCGGGCTCGGCTCCTGTTGGACTGGCTGGGCTTGTTGTTGGGGGTTGGCATACTGTTCAACTAATTTTTCACCTAAAGGAGACTTGGCAAGCTGACCCATCTGATTCATTAGGCTGGCTTGCATCATATCTTGCTTCTGAGTGTTGGTCTCCTGCTCCATAGTTGCAGGATCTTTAATCAGATTAAGAACATCAATACCGCTAGAGGCGGCGAGTCTCTTCAGGAACTCGGTGGGGTTAATGAATTGAGCAAGGGCCTCAGGACCCATGCCTTGAGCAACGGTCTGCATGAACTCCATCAGGGCGATGCGTTCTTGGCCACGGCCGATGCCGTTCAGACCAGCCACAACAGTCGGCATCACCAAACCCTTAGGCAGGGTTGGAACAGCCTTCTGACGTTGGAGGATGTGGAGCTTACGGTTAAGGTACGGACCAAGCAGCTCAGTAGTGAGGTTGCCGTAGATGCCGCCCAATTGCTCGTTGAGCTCCTGTTGAATAGCGGAGATCTCGGTTGCAGTAGTGCGCTCGCTTTGACGTGGATTGAGAATCAGGAATGCATCCGAAAGACGGGTCGTGAGATCACGAATCATCTCTTGGACAGTTCTAAAATCGGCTGTCTTGCCGACCTGAATGACGCCCACATCATCAGGACGACCCTGAATGATGGCACCATTACTGGCACGGGCTAGCGATTGAGGCTTGGTAGAAGCCGAGGGTGACACAGTGAAGATCACCTTGGCGGCTGCGGCACTACCCTCCACCAGGGCACGCATCAGGTTCTCAAGGGAGGTCATATCCCCGAGAAACTCTTCTACGCGACCACGGCCATAGGGTTCACCATCCACCACGTTGAACCTCAGTCCAAGCCAAGGAGCGATGTTCTTGGGTGAGTTGCTTTCTGATCCAGGCAGAACCTTACCGTCTACTTCTTGGAACCATTTCCACTGCCCATCCTGGAGCTTTGCCCAGGTATAGACATCAGCCTCTTCCCAATTGTTAGAGCTCTTTCCAGAACCAACACCGTAACGAGGACCGTCAGCCCCAGGGGCATTGCTGTCCTGATCTTTGGTATCAGGGAGATGCTTTTGGAATTCAGCTGGTAACAGGGTCCGATGAACAGACTCAACAGTGACTACTTCAATGAGATTACCGTCGCCATCTCGGTTGACGACATATCGATCCAGTGGATAGACCTTAAGGGCTTTCTTCCCGACAAAGATAAGAACATTGCCAGTGACGACCAGATGCTTCATGGCTTGATGGAGCATCACCCGGTCAGAAGATTCCGCAATCTGTTGATGGATGATCCGCTCTAACTTAGAAAGCGAAAGATCAATCTCACTGCGAACTTCTGGGGTGAGCTCTGGAAGCTGCATGAGTTCAGCATCAGAGATCTGCAGCTTAAAGAAGCTGGTATTGACTGGGAAGAGTGACAGCATTAACTTAGCTGCCAATACGTTGACGCCCTTAGCACCAACACTCTGCCAAGGAATAGGGAGAGAACCTCCCTTAGCCTGACCGCTTTCGACGATTAGGTAAGGGAGCGTGAGCTTTGCACACTCCCTGGCAGAGTCAAGGTATTGCTGCCTATCCGCCGACAAAACTTGATAGCGAGATAAGGCTGAATCTTTCATGATCAGGATGGGATATTCAGACTGCCTTTAGCATCAGCAGTATTAACCGGAGACTTTGCAAGAGCAATCTTCAGCGGCGAAGTACCACCGCTGGCCTGTTGAAGCTGACCACGCTTGGAGGTCCTCTTTTGCATCTTGGCGTTTTCAGCCGACGTTGCACTCACAGCTTGAGGAGCAGGCAGCGGAGCTGCAGGCTCAGGCATCGGAGGCGGGGTAGGCGCAGCCGGAGGCATCTCAGGCATCGGCTGAGGCTTCGGCATTTCAGGCATGGAGGGAGCACCGCCACACATAATTCTAATCCTCTTTTAATGAGTGGATGTATTCAACAACTGATCGCTGTCCAGCTAGATACATGATCTTGGCTAGTGGATCAGAGGGGTTGGGGTTATAAAGTGGATAAAGCTCTTCAAGCTTTTCCAGAAGCTCTTCAATGACACGATCACCATCAAAGACATCTTTGGAATTAAGCTCAGCCATATGCGGGTAGGTCGTTGTTAGACGCCTCAAAGAAAGCAGGCATACGGGCTCGCTGGGTTTCCACCAGACCAGCCGCTTTGCCTTGGGTATAAAGAGAGTCGGACTGGCTAAGCCAAAAGTCCTTGTCGAGCCACTTGTTCTCGGACCGCCCCAGACCATCCATCACCCAATGCACAGTGGCCTTGCGGAGCTTGTTTAGGTTTGGGGTGCTCTTCAGTCCGAGGTCATGAGCAACCATGCCGTGAATAGCGACGTGGGTTTGCTCATCACGGCTGATGTCTGCTGCCAAGGTTCGAAGACCCATGTCCCCGTTGAAACGGAAGAAAGGCAGCAGCACAAAGAACACACTGCGTTCAAGGATCGAGGCCTTGAGGATCGGATGCTCAGGAGCCTCCAACCAGGCCTTACGGATCATCTGGGCTTCACGCTCAGCCTTGTCATCCGTGCCATGGGCAGCAACGACATAGGCGAGGCCCAGGTCATGCTTGTCCTCATCCTGTTGGTTGGAGATCAAAGCCTCCATCACACCAGGCTTGTTGGGGAGCTCCTTGTCCAGTCCTTGCTGGAGGAACTCCTTGACTGGGAGCTCTAAGGTTCGCAGGGCTAGAGCCCTAAACAGGGACTCCTCAGACCCATCAACCAAGGTCCCCCGCTCCACCTGAACAGGAGTCCATTTACGCTTTCGAGAAATTACATCCAGATAACTTGACATTACTCAGCACAGGAAATACAAAATGAATCATCAGACTCAAAGGAGAAGATGTCCTTGTAATCATCGTCAAGGATGGCAGTAGCATCATCCTTACGAAGAGTGTCAGGCATCACCTGAAGTGCGTAGTAAAGAGAGGTCTGGGGTGACTCCAGCCAATCTTCAATGAACGCATCATCGTAGGTAACAACATCGGACCAGCTGTTATAGCTGTATCCATGCAGCAGACCTGTGCGATCAAGCATATACATAATGCCATCGGCAACAGACTTGTAGGCCTCCCAGCCGACCTCTGCCGCGATTTCTACAGGACCATAATCAACGGAGGTCACACCGAGAGTGCCAGAGTCCCGATCAACATGACGGGCAATAGGTGGGGCAATCTCAGGGGTGGTGGTGAATCCATCAAGATCGGTGTAGCGGTAGCTGCAGGAAGCAGTAGGAGCAATGCAGAACGCACGCTCCATGTTGTTCACACGAGCTACCTGAGCAGCAGCCTCAATAGCTTGCTTTAGCTCAAAGCCCAACAAGGAAGCTTTGGTGGCAGCATGACCGATGTTGTTGTTGATTAGATAGAGAGCCTCTCCGAACTCCTGATAGCTAATGGCATAGCGCCTCAGGAGGTTGGCAAGTCCCAACATTCCAAGGCCCACCTGACGGTCTGTTTCTGGACTGAGGTACTCTCCGCTAGCGTCGACATTTGTTCGACCATGTAACGCGCACAGCTCGGACATTCCGTTGACAAAAGCACGTTGTATGTCGTCGATGTTGCAGGCTCCGAGGTTGACGTGCTGCAGGAGACAAGTTCCCCGTGACAGCAGATAAACTTCGAGGCACACATTGGCTCGAATACGGTTTCCATTACGATCAACTTTAGTCTTTGCTAGCCAGATATCGCCACTTTGAATGCCACGCAGCAAAGCAGCCTTAACTTCGTCGGTGGCCTGTTCCCACCACGGTCTGTTGATGTTGACGCAACGCTTGACCCAAGGCAGCTCACCACGAGAAACAGTGATGAACTCCAGAATGTCTGGATGAATCAGGTCAAGATGACAAACAACAGCTCCATTCTTATAAACCCCACCACGACGTAGGATCTCATTCAGAGAGGAGTAGATCTTTGCAAAGGATACTGGGCCGCTAGCCACAAGTCCCTTGCCATTCTCATCTCCTTTCGGTCGTAGTTTGGATAAATGGACAGCAACGCCAGCTCCGTAGCGGAGAGCGTGGGAAACAAAACGCCAGGATGCTTCAATTCCATTGGGGCCTTCCATTGTATCTTCCACCACAAAGATGGTACAGCTAACGGGGAGGCGACTTTCTGGGTTATCAATCCAGGACTGGACTCTGCCCGTTCGGGCGATCTTTGAAGTGGACATTAGTTAAATGAGATCGGTGAGGTACGGTGGTTGATAGTTAGGACCCTTGAGGACCTTGCCGTCCTCTCGTTTTAAAGGCTTTCCGTCCACAAGCTTGGACATGTTGCTCCGATGTACTCTTGCCAGAGCCTCATCGAGCTCCCAGCCGGCAGTAGCAGCAAACTGGAAGCAGACATAAACAATGTCCGCAAGCTCTTTAAGGGCAGCCTCTCTAGCCCTAACATTTGAAAGATCGTTGAGACAATCATCATATGCATGGAAGAACTCAAACGTTTCTTCTGCAATGAGATCTGATTGAACATCAAGAATAGAAGGTAAAAAACAAGCTGTTGGTTGATCCATAGCAACCCGAAATTGGAGTGCCTGGCCCAACAGGTCTGGTGCGTACTTGTGGGTCATCGGTTACGCTCTTTGGAAATGAGCTCAATCTTTTTGCAGATGTAAGCTTTTGCCTTCAGAAGATCATCCATCTCCTCCTCGCCAGACTTGTATCCAGCTCGGCAGCAATACTTGATGACATTGCCGATGAAGTAATCAAGCTTCTGATCAGCAATAAAATCCCAGACCTCAATGACGCCACGAGTGTAATGGTGCGGTGAATACTTACTCATGAAAGCGTGACCATGCGGGTGGATTATGCGGTTCGAGTTCATCCTCGACCTTTTGCAGAAACGAAGACATCCAAGGCTTCCAAATTTCAGGTTGCCGGTAGTACATCTTCCTGGTTAGGAGTATCCCCCTGACCAGCAGCAGCTCTTGCAGAGTCAATCTCATTCCAGTGCTTCACTAGATTAGTGATCGTGTTGGAGAACATAAAGTTCTGTCTTTGTAGTGAAAGACAAAGCTTGGCTAGATCAGTAGAGGATGCCCTCTCCGACACATCAGCAAGCTTGCGTAGCTGAAACTCCTGCTCAACAGTGAGCTCCAGAATTGGATAGGGAATCATGGTGTATAAAGAATGGGAGCCTGTGACTCTGTATCCCAATCCGGTGCTTGCAAGATGCGAGCGAGCCGAAGGTTGCGGAGAGCATCTTCCTCAGACAACTGAGCCTGCTTATAGGCGGAAACCACAGCAGGCCAGTAGTTCTCGTCTTTAACGGAGTGAAGGATCGCATCTGCTTTCTTGGGCCCAACACCTGGGCAACCAGCAAAGCCATCGGTTTGATCACCCGTCAAGCACTGCTCAAACAGTTTCCGTCGAGCCGCTTCGGGGCTCTGGGTAAACTCCTGTTTGAGGTTAAAGATGCGACAGGGTATCTGTTCAAGATCCTTGTCTGGACTAATCAATACAAAGTCATTGATCAAGCCATTGGTTGCCATGATTCCGCAGACATCATCGGCTTCTAGGCCAGGCTTCATGATGGACTTGAACGACTCAAGGCCCCAGTTCTTCAGGCGCAGATAACCACAGGGCTTACGTTTAGTGCGATTACCCTTGTAAGAAGGGTCAATCTGTTTCCTGAAGTTTGCGCGATCTGTAAAGGTGAGGATCAGCTTGTTGGTATCAAAGCGTTCCTTGAGCTTGTTCAGCTCACCACTAACAATCTTCTTTGCCTCGGTGAAGTTACCGACGATGACCGTCAGTTCTTCGTTGTAGTCGTGCTCCTCTTCAACAGCCGAGGCAGCTCGGTAGAAGAAGTAGTCAGCATCGATCAGAAGCGTTGTCACTTGGTTTAGTGTTATGGAGTAGATACAACAAAGCCCGCGACAGGACAACTGGATCATCATGGAGAAGACCCACGCCTGAATTGCAGGATTTGCATATGTAGCCTCGGAAGGTCTCGCCGCTATGACAGTGGTCGAGTACCCAGTTCTGGGTATGGACCCCACATATGGGGCAAGCGCCAGGCGGTGGCACTGGATATTTAGTTTTTAGGGTGGTGCGGATTTGGCTCTGCTGCCGGTGGCAAGCCTTACAGCGGTTGCGAGTAGCGCGATGACGACCATCGGCTTTCACAAACTCTGATTCAGGCTTCCACTGGCTGCAGTGTTTGCACTGCTTAGTGGCAGTCTGCCCAGGATTTACCGATTTGATATTCGGAATCCAATCCGCACCTAAAAGCGAGAGCTGACTCAACGTCTTTCATAGCAGCTGTAATAAGGAACGCAGCCTGCTCTGCTTGCTCAGGAGCAACAGAGAGCTGCATTTCATCGTGCACAAAGGCCATTGGCCAATAGCAGATGCCGGCTTCTTGTAAAAGCTGATTAGCGCGAATCACCCACTGTTTGCAAATGATCGCCCCAGCTGATTGAAGGAGATAATTCAGAGCTGCATGCTTCTTACCTTGTAGGCGAATCGGACGTCCATCAAGACCAGTCAGCACATCAGACTCAGCCCGCTTGGAGACGGCCTTTGACAGCTCTTTAAAGCCTTCCAGACCTTCCATGATGCGAGCTCGAATCTCTCGTCCCTTCTTCTCAGCAGCATCTTTACTAGCCCCTGCCGTTAGCCCCAGCTTGCGGTTCCCGCCGCCATAGATCAGGCAGTAAGTCACCCCTTTACCGGCTTTGCGGTCGGTGCCATAGATGTTGGCTAGAGCGGTGTGGATGTCGCCTTCGACGACTTCCTTTCCAAACTTGCCATGATCAAACCTAGCCAAGTAATGGGCAAGACAGCGCAGCTCCAAGCCAGAAGCATCAGCGCCAACTTGCAGCCGATCATTCCCCGGATGGAATAATTCTCGGTACTCATGATCAGAAGGAACCTGTGCGATGTTTGGACCCATGTGGGCTTGACGGCCCGTGTTGCAGTTGAGGATGCAGCTGTGGTGAATTCGGTCGTCTTTGCCGACCTTTTTCAACCAGGCGTTCTGTCCTTGACTGATCTGTCCGAGATGTTTCTGCAGGGTCAAGATACGAGCGAACTTCTTGGATTCGAGCGTGTCGAGCTCCATCAGGATTTGTTCGTCGATCTTGGGAATACCCGTCTCGGTGCGCTCCAGTGGCTCCCAGTCCCGGAAGGTCTGGAAGGCCCAGGCGATGTGCTGACGACTGGTGGGATTGAACTCCCTCAAGCGCGTGAAGGTTACGCCTTTGACGTAACCACGAGAACTGTTGTTGACCGCTGGGGTGAACTCTCCGCCACTCACATAAGGGAATGTGGTTCGCATCTCGTCCGAGAGCTGTTCGAGTTCACTCTGTAATTTCCACGTCAACATCTCTGCTTTCTTGACATCAAACGGGAAACCTTCCCGCTCCTGCCAGGCCATCAGCTTGGCGATCTGGTGTTCAGTCTCGATGCACTGGCTATACAGTTCCAGCTTGGGCTGAAACAGCTTGACCAACGCGACCGACACCTCCACATCCTTGGCGCAGTACTCCAGCATTTCTGGGGTATAGGTGGACCAATCCCCCTTCAGTTGCTTGCCATACTCACTCTTGAGAACCCCCAGGCGGTGGCCCCAGGATTCCAGGCTGTGACGGCCATACAGCTGAGCGGGCATGTTGGCTGGCTTCTTGCGATGATCCCGGTTCCACATGTCCATGAAGAACAGGCGAGAGAGGATCAACGTGTCGTAGACCTTCCCCTGGGGCTCAAAGAAGGGGAAGACTTCCTTGATAGCCTCAAAGTCATAGCCGATGATGTTGTGACCCCACAGCTCATTAGCCTCGACCAGGACGTTGATCCCAGTCGTCACTGATTCGTGATTGCCACTGTCGTCGTAGCGGTTGACCTCACCTGTATCGAGGTCTTGCGTAACCACACAATGCACAACTGACAGCCCCCGCAGCAGGCCATCAGTCTCGACATCAAATACCAGTCTCATTGGTTGGCAATGACATCAAGGGCTTGATACCACCAGCGTTGCGTTAGGTAGGAGCTACCAACTTTGCGAGAAAGTTCGTGGCTATCCTTATCCATAATCAACACAGTGGGATACATCGTCAGCTCGTAAGCAGCCACCAACGCCGGAGCGTTTTCCTTTTGGATGATGGAGATGTATTGGCTGTAGTCCGGGTGCTGCTCTAGCACCTGAGTCAAGGCCTTAGCAGCCATGTCACAGGGGCCACAGCCTTCCTTTTTAAAGAAGACCAAGCGAGCTGGTTTAGAAGTCTTCATAGCCAGTGGAGGTTGCGGTTAAAGCTTGAGAGGACTCAGTCAGGCGGCCGGTTTTGATGTCATACACCAACGTTCCAGCCGATCCGGTTTGACCATTGAAGCGGTTCTTCAACACCTTCATCTCACTAAAGCTGTCGCCTGAGGAGATGTTGCGTTGAATGCAGACCACAAGGTCGCTGAGCTGCGCGATGGAGTGGGATCCTCGGAGGTGGCCTAAAGACACATCAGCACCATCTTCATGGGCCTTGTCGTTGGTGGTACGCCTGAGGTGACTAATTAGAACCATACCGATCCTTGTTTCTTCAACAAAGGACCTGAGCTTGGTCATCGTCAAATCCAGCATCCGGCGCTCATCATTTGATGCATTGCCGGACAGCAGAATCGAGAGGTGATCAAGGATGATCCATTGCACTCCCTTGGCTTTCACCATGAAGCGGATGTCATTAAGGATCACTTCTGGATCGACAGAACCAAAGCCATCACGCAGAAACACGTGACCAGAGCCCACAGAAGATGAAAATGCGGTTCGGAGTTCATCAGCATCAATGTCGTTGGACAAGTGCAGCGGTTTGTTGGCCTTAACGGTCATCAGCCGCAAGGCGGTGCGTTTGATCGATTCCTCCAGGGCGATGTAGCCCACGGAGAAGCCTTGATCGACCAGGGCCATAGCGATCTCTCCGCACAGGGTGCTCTTCCCCGTTCCGGAGCCAGCGGTGATCGTCACCAGCTCCCCCAGCCGCAACCCCGAAGTGAGGTGGTTTAACCCCGCATAGGGGTAGTCCGCATCCTTGCCATGCAAGGGCGTCGACACCAGCTCATACAGGTCCTTGCCATCGATGATGGCTTGGGGCATGTAGGGCTTGCGGTTGAAGTAGGCCTGACGGATCGCATCTCCGCCGCCTTGAACCAACGCCTCGGATGCGTCTTTGTATTTGCCCAAGGTGGCGATAAACACCCGATCCGCTGGGAACAGCGCCGCGCATTCACTGGTGGCTTTTTGGCCGGCCTGGTCTTGATCGAGCATCAGCACGATTTCCTCAAAATTCAGCAGCCAGGGCAGCTGCTGTTTGAGGTCCTTGGCAGCGGCGTTGGCGCCATTGGGAACCGACACCACCGGCCAGTTGGGCCGCGCTTGCCAGACGCTGAGAGCATCGAGCTCCCCCTCGGTGATCACCAACGTCTTGCCCGAGCCAAACAAGTGTTGGCCGAACAGCTGGTGGTCCGGGTTGGAGCCCGTCCAACGAAAGGTTTTGTCGCGCCCCCGCTCCTTGTAGCCCACCAACACCTTGTTGCTGTCGTAGTAGGGGAAGCGGACAGCAGAGCCAGGGTCCATGCGGACATTGAACTGGCGGCAGGTTTCTTCGGTGAGCTTGCGGTTCTTGATGGGACCAAATTCACCGGTGTAATTCACGAGACGTTGCGGCTTGTTAGAGGGAACAGCTGCCCCATCCCCGCGCTCGTAGTGCCCACAGGCAAAGCAGTAGGCGCCACCGTCGCTGTAACGCGCCAGAGCATCGGAGGAGGGGCAGTTAGGACAGGGCTCATGCCGAAGGAATTCCGCCCCCTCAGAGGAGGAAGTCATCGGCAATCTCGATGTAGTCACGCATCACATCGATGATGTGGGCGAAGGGATAACCCTCTTGTTCAAACTGCTCGGCCAGCGCATCAATGCGGGAGAACAGCAGATCTTTGCTGGTGTCTTCGTTCATGCCAGCAGCTCCTTGACGAGGTCGTTGAGCTCGATAGCAAAATCTTCGTACTGACAAGCAGCCTTGTCGTGGTAGTCAATCCAGCTCTTGAGAGCGTCCAGAAGGCCTGCGAGCACTGTGGTTTTAGTGGCTTCGCATTCACCAACATCACAGAGGATGTCGCTGAACATTTCGCTGTAGTACGCCATGGTGCCGTAGTCGGGACCGTTGGCTCGGACGTAGGGGGTAGTGGTGACGGTCATTGCAACCAATCGGGTGGAATGTTTGGGAAAATGCACCAAGGGAACCCGTGTTTGTCACACCAGTTCCCGTAAGTGCTTTTGCTTGATTTAGTAAGAGTGTTATTACGCTGGAATATGAAACGTATATCTAAGTGCGGATGTTGAGTCTTGACAGCCAGCATCTTCCTCCGATCTGAGGGCTTAAAAAATCCCTTGCATTCGAGAATGATGTCGTTCTTGAGGAAGAAATCTGGCGTATATCTCGACTCGGTTACATACGCGAACTTCTGTGCCTCATAGAGATAAGGCACATTCGCTTTATCGAAGTGTTTAGAGACACGCTCCTCCAGGCCGGAGCGCAGATTCACTAGAAGTCGTAGGCGTCAGGTTCGGTGGTGGTGGTGGCAGCCTCGGGGTTGTCCCGGACTTGCGGGGCAGACGCCGTGTAGCCCTTGACGGAGCCGGAGGCCGCAAACATGGCAGCCACGTCGTCGCCTTCCAGATCTCCGGAATCCACCAAATCCCCGGTGCTGAGCTGGATCACCTCCACCCCCAGCACAACCAATTTGGTGCCGAGCGAGGGTTTGGTGTAGGGGCTTTGCT